ATGAAGAATCAGCAGAAGATGATAGAAGCACATTATTACAACGAGCTACTGTGTATTTTTATGGTAATCCACCAGTAAAATTGAATGATAGAATAACACTTCTTGATGGTCCTCAATTTCCAATACTTCAATTATTTAAACAAAGAGGTCCAGGTAGTAGTGTAGAATATATTAGTTGTATTGTTGGTAGACGAGCAGGTGAATAAATGCCACGTGCAGCTAGTGTTACAACGAAAATTGAAGGATTACTTCCTTTAAAAAATCGTTTAAGTACAATACAGAAAAAAGGGCCAGAAACTGTACATGAAGTTTTAGTAAAAAAAGCAAAATTAGTGTTACGTAATGCAAAGGTTCTTGTACCAATACGTTATGGAGATTTAAAACGTAGTGCAAGACTTGATATATACACAAGTCCTTCATCAACAAGTCATGTTGTTGAAGTAAGTTTTGGGAAAAATCCGTTTGTACCTTATGCATTAGTGGTTCATGATAGAGTTATTGATGGACGAACAGGTAAAATCATTCGACATAAAGGCCAAACACAAGCACATTATTTATCAGATCCTTTTGATGCAGAAATAGAGAATGTCCAACGTGATTTATATGCAGCTATGATGAACTTGTTATCTATAATAAAATGAAAGAAATATATGAGTGTATTAGATGATTTAGCTTTATATCTTCAGGAAAATGGGTTTGGTCAATTAGGATCTACCATTTTTTTAGGTGTGTTACCGAGCGAACCTGCTGCATATATTGCTATTACAGAAGAATATGGTTATGACGTATTTTATACACTTGAAGAACCACAAATGCGATATGAAGAACCACGGCTTATAGTTTGGGTAAAAAATCCACGATATGAAGTAGCAAGAAATACTGCTCAAGGAGTTTATAAATTGTTCGGCGCAGTACATAATCAAACAATAAATGGAGTACGTTACTTAGCATGTAAACCTGAACATCCACCATATTTTAATGAGATTGATCCACAAAGAAACGTATTCATTATTTTTTATATGGAAGTGTGTAAAGATGTTGAATGAAATGAGTTCTAAAAGTGAATTAGTTCAAGCGATTTATGAAACAGCAACAAGTTTACATAATGAAAAAGCTATTAGTGATGAAGTCTATGAAGAAATACGGCAATTGTGTATCAACTCAGAAGATATTGAAAAGGATTCGGTAGAAGAAGAATAATTCTTCTTTATGGTTATTAAATTATTTAAGTGAAAGGGTATGATTTATGGCAAGTTTAGGTTTACACGCATGGGGTACAATTTTAAAAGTTGGTAATGGACAAACAGGGACAGAAACATTTACAGCGGTTGCTGAAATTAGTTCTATTACATCGTCATTAACAGCAGATGAATTAGATGTAACGAGTCACGATTCTCTTGATGCATGGCGAGAATTTGTACGTGGTTTAAAGAGTATGGAAATTACGCTTGAAGGAAACTACATTCCTGCATCAGCAACACATGATATGACGATAAACACAGGTATGTTATGGTTATTTGATGAAGGCACACAACGAAATTATCAGTTAGTTTTTCCTGATCCTGATAATACACAGTTTGAATTTAAGGCAATAACAGTTGAAGTAACACATACTGCTGATGTTGAAGATAAGCTTGCATTCACATCTAGGTTACGTGTAACTGGAGAACCTACATTTACTGGAGTATAATTAATATAACAGATGGAATAAATAATGAATCCTTTATGTTTTATAAAGAGATTATATATAAAATATAAAGGATTCTGTTTTCGATTAAATTATTTAATTACATTGAGATTTATTTTATGGAGGTATAAAATGCCAGTAATACAAACCGTACCATTTATGTTAGAAAAAGAACGTCATTTGCTTTATAATTGGAATGCGTTCATGAAAGCAGAATTAGAACTTACCAAACTAAAAGGAACACCCACCACAGCATTAGAAGTCTTTAAAAACATGGCTATGTTTGTTGATAAAGAGACTGTAGATTTTACACAAATTTCTCTTACAGATCTTCTTATTTTAGTATGGTCAGGGTTACTTCATGAAGATCCAAAACTTACTTTAGATAGAGTTGGAGATAATTTGCTTTTTGCAGATCTTTCAAGAGTCATTATGGCTGTAAGTGAAGCTATTGCTGCATCTATTCCAAAGGATGATGAGGTAGAAACTGTCCCTTTAGAGAATCTGACGGAGAATTAGACAAAGATCCTAGACACTTTTGGTTAAACATATGGTCTATGGCTATTTTTGATTTAGGTTTAACTGATGAATTTTTCTGGTCTATTACTCCGGTAGAATTTGATTCGATTATGAAACGATATTTAAATGCCGAAGAACGTACAGATAGAAGATATGCTTTAGGAGCATATGTTATGGTAACAAGTTGGAGTACAGGAAAAGGAGCTAAACCAAAATTTGATGATTTTATGCTCCATGATTATCGTGGTAAAAAAGAGACAAAGGCTGATTGGAAACAGTCATTGCAAGTTTTACGAGAACAAGTAGGAAAGGTTAAATAATTTAATCGGAATGAGGTAGTTCTATGGCTATAGTAGGACATGTTGCAGTTAAATTTACTGGAAATTCAACAGGATTTGTTGATTCTGTTCGTCAAGCTATAGCTGCACTTGCAGGACTCAATAAGGCTTTATATGATTCTGAAGCTGCTGGAAAAATATTTGGAAAAGCACTTACAGCTATTTCTCCCCACCTTACTTCATTTAGTCAAATTAGCGCACAAACAGCAACAGTATTAAAAAATCAATCAGCTATTTTAGGTACTGTTGCAAATTCTTTTACAAAATTAGATGCTATATTAACAAAAATAGGTGGTGCATCATTAAATTCTTTGAATGGTGTAGCAGGAGCATTAAATAAAGTTGCTCAAGCCGCTACACATGTAGGACAAACAGCACCTACTGCTTTAAATAATGTCAATAATGCTTTAGGCCAAACACAAAGTAAGATGAAATCAGTTGAAACTGGTTCAATGAGTTTACGGACTGCTTTAGGGAGTATATCAGCAGGGTTTGCTGCAAAAACAATTATATCAAGTTTTGCTGATTTTGAGCATCAATTAAATCAAGTTTTGAAACTTGTTAAACCAGAAGAATTTGGTAAAGTAACTGAGGCTTTTCGACAGATAAGTACAACAGTTCCTTTAGCAACAAGTGAATTATCAAGTTTGGCACAAGAACTTGTTCGTATGGGTGTACCTGCAAATGAATTTAGTCAGGCATTAAAAACTGCATCTGATTTACAGCTTGCTATGGGTACTTCAGCGACAGAAACATTAATAAAGATTGCACGATTTAATTCTGTATTAGGAGAAGGACACGATAAATTACGTGAAACAGCAAATATAGCTACAAATGTTTCAGATGCATTGACAACAAATCAAACAGAAATCATGCAATTAGCTTCACGATGGGCACAATCAGGTAAAGCTATTGGATTAAATAAAGAACAAATTATTGCATGGTCTGGTGCAATGAGAGCCGCTAATATCAATGCTGAAGCTGGTGGTACTGCTATGTCTGAATTAGCAGAAGTTATAGCCGCAGCAGTAACAAATGGCGGAAAAGAATTGCAAACTCTTGCTGAAATGACAGGATTAACACGTGAAGCATTTGTAGAATTACAAAAAACTGATCCAAGTCAACTTTTACAAAAGTTTTTCATGGCTACAAGTAAATTAGCGAATGATCCAGGTGGTTTAACAACTTTACATGAAAAATTAGATGTATTAGGACTTGATTCACAACGTATTAGTCGTGTGTTACAGCAAACAGGTGGAGCAGTAGATGTTTATGGACAGGCTATTGCTGCCGCAGGAATAAAAACAGATACACTTGCAAAACAAATGCAAGTAGCAACACAAGGTATGTCAGATCAATGGAAGATTTTGATGAATACGTTGAAAACGGTTTCAAACGTATTATTATCTGATGTTGGTGGAGCTATTACAAAAACAATAACACAAATACGAGATTTAGTTGCTGCTATATTGACTCTTGATCCAGCAACAGTAGATGCAGTAAAAAGTCTTGTGAGTATGGGTGCTGAATTTTTAGCTATAATTGGAACAATGTATACGGTCATAAAAGTAGCAGGTTTAGTACGACTTGCTTTTCTTAGTATGACACCTGCTGGATGGGCAGCAGCAGGCATTGCTGGTCTTATAACCCTTCGTGATCATTTACAAGATACGGAATCATGGGCACATAAAACTGCAAAAGCAATGGGATTGATGCGAGCAGAGGCAAATGAAGCGCGTAAAGCGCAAACAGCATTACGGCAAGCAGAAGCAGCAGGGGCAGATGAAAAATCGTTGATTGAACAAGTAAGGAAATTAAAAGAAGGGCAAGCTAAACTTGCAAAAGAACAAGGTGGAGATCCTGGTAGTCAATGGGCACAAGGCGAAGAAATTAAAAAACAACTTAAAGAGATTGAAACCAAATATCAAAATATGCCCGCGCTTCAAATTGAGATAAAAGGTTTAGATACTGTTGAAAAATATACTGAAACACTTGATGGATTGAAAAAGAAAAAAGAAGAAATTATAGAATCAAGAAAGAAATCTGTTATTCATTTTGAATGGGGTAATACACTTGCAAATATTGATAAGGAAATAAAGAAAAACGAAGATCTTATTGTAGTACGTAAAAAATATGATACTATGGTTGCAAATCCACCAAAACCACTTACTGTACAAGAGACTGATCCAAGAGAGCAAGCAGCAGCAGCACCTACACCTGCTCCTGCTCCTAAAGGAAAAGCTGCACCTACAGCAGTAGCTGGTATGCCCCCGACAGAATCACAAAAATTATATAATGAACTTGCAAAATCATTAGAAATTGTTGAGAAAAAATTTAAAGCAACAGGTGATGAAGAAGATAGGTTACGAGAAAAAAGTAAGCATTTAAAAAAGGCATTAGATGATATTGCAGCAGTAAATGATGATACAGCAAAAAATATTCTCACAAAAGTTGGACAGCAATATAAAGAAAACGAAGCAGCATTAGATAAATATACAAATGTAACAAAAAAAGCTATAAAAGATAGTAATGATTTTAAAGCGACTACTGCTGCATTAACAAGAGAACAACAATTATTAGGTGTTACAACAGAATCAATACAAACTGAATTAAATGCATATGAGTCTCGATTACGAGAAGTTTTAAAAGCTGGTGGTGATAATAAAACCGAAGTAGCGAGTTTAACAGCAAAAATAAAAGAATTACAAACAGCATTAGCAGATTCAAAAGCTGCCGATGCACAAAAGAAAATAATGGAAACATTGAATGCATCATTTGATAATGCTGCTATTCATGGTGGAACATATGCAGACAAAGTGAATGCTATACAACAACGTATAACAGCATTAAATACTGCACATAGGGCTTTAATTAAATTATTAGGTGAAACTTCACCAGCAGTTAAAAGTTTGGCAGATAGAATAACTGCTGAAGAAGAAGCATTAGCTCAAGCAAAAGGAGAAGAAAAATATGCGGATTTAATGGATAAAATAAAATTAAAAACCGTAGAAGCAGAAGAAGAATTTGGTGCTTTAGGTGATACTCAGGCGTATCTTAAATCACAAGTAGATATTGCAACATTTTCATTATTAGGTATGTATAAAATATTTGGAGAAGGTTCACCACAAGTACAGCAAGCAAGAGATGATTTAATTAGTGCAGCAAATGCTATGGATATTTGGACGACAGGTAAAACAAAATTAGATGCCGCAATGAAAGTAGCAGATAAAAACGCAAAAGAAGAAGAAAAAGTATGGAAAAAACTTGCTGATACTATTATGGGTGTTTCAGATCAAATTGGTGAAGCACTAGGAAATATGGTTATAGGTGTTAAAACAACAAAAGAAGAATATAAACAAACATTGAAGGAACTACTAAAAATCATCATTAAATTTGTTATTCAAGCTGTAGCACAGTTCATTATTTTGAGTATTGTTGGTGGTGCAGGTGGTGCAGGTGGGACTATTGGACAGAGATTAGGACAATCATTTAGTACAGGTTTAACTGGAAACTTTGTAACATCAATGCCAGCAAAAGCCCAAGGTGGAGTGCTTACTAGACCTACAGTATCACGATTAGCAGAAAGAGGTCCAGAAGCAGTAATACCTCTCCAAAATGGTACTGTACCTGTTTCAATATATGGTGGAATGAATACAGGTATGGATATGGGAGGTCCATCTGATCATCCATTTGAAGTAACTATTATTAACGTTGTAGAAAAAGGTAAAGCAGAATCAATGGCGAGAGACAAGAAGGCTATCATTAACACAATCAATGAAGATTTAGAAAGTAGGGGTTCAGTGTATAGATCTGTTAAAGGTGTTGCAAAGGCACGATAAGGAGAGATAAAAATGGTTGCATGGCCTGGAAGTCCTTTACCTTCTCGTATTAATCCTGTTAAACTGATAGAGGTTTTTAAGGAAATATTATACGATAGTGGTTACACCTATACTGAATCACAATATTCAAGAGGATTAAGAAAATGGGATCTTGAATATGTGTATTTAACTGCCGCACAAAAGAATAGATTTATTAAATTTCTTGTAGATGTACACTTGGCTGGATCTATTATACAATGGACGTATCCTTATGGATTTACAATAGTCAATGCACCAGAAACAACACCTATTACGATAACAACAGCATATACACATAACTTGTATACAGGTGATACAGTTATTGTAGCAGGTGTAACAGGTAACACAGGAGCAAATGGAACGTTTACAATACAAAATGTCACAGCTACTTCATTTCAATTAGTAGGATCAAGTGGTACAGGAACATATGCAGGTGGAGGAACAGAAAAATTGTATCTTCCGA